ATTCCTGCTATGCGTAAACATCCTAGCTGCAATGGTAGGAGAAACGCTCTACGCAGACATGCCATACGTTGCAGGATGTGCAGTAATCGGCATTGCACTAATTATCCCGCACGCATTAGCTACATATATGAGCCATAAATCACAGCGAATTGAGTACCAGGACGTAAAATTATCTGATATACTGGAATTGTAAACAAGAAAAATACTACATATAATGGATTCAAGTATTGTTTTCTGGTTTCCGGACAAAACAATAACCCCCGCACCTAATTCATGTGGCAGGGGCGGGGGGTATTACTATCCCTAGCGGGCTACAGAATCACTCGGAAACTGATCCTCAATCTCGTCAACCCAACCAACACGCGGATCGTAAATCTGCCCCGGTGCGCCGCCCTCAGGTGCGCCTTCCTCACCGTAGCGGTACTGGCGACCACCAAGAGCTTCCTTCTCCCACTGCTCACGCATAGAATCAGCAGGGTTCGGATTCACCTCAGACACATGTTCAGGTGCAGGTTCGCTGACAACACCGCGAGAGATAGCTTCCAAAGCCTCGTAGAAATCAACAGCCCCTACAGCCTTGGAAACAGCTTCACTAACATGCGAATCAACAGCATCAGACACAATACCCTCAGTATGAGCCTTTTCACCAACCGCATTGCGACCAAAGAAGTACGCAGTAGCGCCAAGGATCAGGGTAGAAATAGCCGCCTGGACTTCACCGGGCAGTTCGACACCAAAACGACCAGCAATGAAGACGAGAATAGTCATAACAGCGCCAACCATAGCAACACCCATAGTTGCGGTCTTAGTCACGTTTCCTGCGTAGCGTTCATTGTTCATAATATTCTTCCTTTTCTTTAGATCTAGTTAGGAAATTCTCGGTACATGGTCTGAGCGTCCTTATCGAACTCAGCCTTACGTGCTTCCGCCTGGATAGATTCATCATACCCTAGAAGCTTACGCAGACCGGCAGACAATGAACCATCCTTCATGCGGTGCGGGATACCTACGCGGAACTGGTTAAAGAGCACCTTAACCATGCGGACACCTGCCCAGGTATTTTGGTCTACTTCACGCACTATCTCGGATAGTGTACGGTTACCCCACTCGGGGCGACGTGTAGTAAAAACAACTTCTTCAAGTTCTTGCTTGGTTGCCATATCAAACCAATCTTTCTGAGAGCTACCGCCCCCGTTGTAGTATTGCATTGCGCGGCGCGTCATCTCGCCCTTACTCCACGTACCAGAGCACTCGGTAGAGAACCAGTCCCTATGCTCGGTAAGCGGGATAATGCGTCCCTGTTCGCGCCAAATGTCAGCGATACGCTCAGCAACAGTATTCATGTCACCCTCAGACATGCGCGGGTTACATTCCAAAGTGATAGACTGTGCGTTACCCTTGGCGTTACCATTCGCCCAAGCCGCTGCAGAATGATCCACAATACAGCCCACAATGCCATCAGAGATAACCTCATGAGCACTCGTACCAACAGTAGGCGAGTCACAGAAGAACGCCATCACCTGCTCCCACGTCTGCCCCCACTCAGGCTTACCCCACCAATGCAGAGTAATATTCGAGATAACACGCGGGTAACCAAAAGTCGCCTGGACAAGGTAGCCCGGCGTGAAATTCTTAGCATCACGGTTAGTCACAAATTTGTATGCCACTACTAACCTCCTCTCTTAGCGGCACGCACAACCGGCAAAACACCAGTCTGCGCCAACAATATATTATCAACCCTTTCACGCTCATGCCGCATCTCAGTACGCACACCCTCAAGATGCGTGCGCAGCTGAGAATGCTCTTTCAAGCCATCAGAGATAGCCTTGCTCAATTCGCGTTGCTTATCGCCCTGGCGTGACTGCTCAGCCAGTATAAGGTCTAGCCGGTCTCGCATATCGTCCATGTCGTCACGCAAATTAGTTCCGTGATCGTTTTTTACCTGATGCTTAGCTATCTCAACATCTTTGCTGACGACGTGCACTTTCTCTCCAACAGTGCTAACCTGCTCAGACAGCGTAGATAGCTTGCTGCTAACAGCTTTGTAAATATATATTCCTGTCATACCTGATATGACTATCGCGGCAGACATGATAACGAGCGCATCCACCACAGGATGCCCAGTTTTAGGCAATTCAATGTTCACCCATATTCCCCCTTTTTTTTTGTCGCCTGAATTATACCGCTAAAACATGGGAATACTTGAATAAAAAACTGCACCCGCACTAAACATATAGTGCAGGTGCAGCATATACTCAAGGTAAGCTATGATGCATCATAAAACACACCTGTAATCTCACCCCAAGTACCACCGTGCAGCTCAATACCAGAGCTAGACCGCAAATCGGAATAAGGGAACCACTGTAGACGCTCATACGAACCATCAGCACGGATAACAGAGTAAACCATGCTATTACCCTCATGCTTCAACTCAATACCCTTATCCCCAGGCTTCACATCACGAATCTCATAACCGCGAGACTCAGTATTCGACCAGCGCATATTATACCCAAACGTAGCGTTGATATATTCGCGCCCGATACCATCAGCTTTAGGTGCAGTAGAAACAGAACGCTTCTCAATAGCGATAGCCGACCGCTCCCACGTGTCACCGCCACCGTTAGTAGAAGCCTCATTCTTCGGACCCTCACCAGTCCACGAAATGACAGCATACGAACCATCATTCGTGAGCAATCCAGACGGTGACGCAAGATACTGCTTCTGAATCTTAGGGTTATTAGGCGCTTCCAGCGGCTCACCTGTCTTACTAGACACAGGGTACTCAAAAGACTTCACCTTACCATCCGGCGTTTTTAAACCAGGTGCCCAGAAATACTCACGCAACACACCAGTTTTATAGTCGCCGTCCTTCCAGCCAGTGTGCGCCCATGTGAATATCCACTGGATAGGCTTCTCACCCGGCTTAGGCGCATCAGCAACCTGATAGCTCAACTGAGCCCAAGCAGAGTGCTTATCACCCTTCACGGTGCGAACCTGGATGATACCAGACTGCCCAGGCTGAGCCGTGAATACATGCCCAGGATTAGCAGGTGCAGGTGAAGACCCGTCAATAGCGATCTGGTACCCAGTAGCACCAGTAACAGTATCCCAAGTAACCGTCAAGCTTGTGCCACTAGCCTCAACCCGCAGGTTAGCTGGCAGTGGAACATTATCAGCATCCGCTACATGCTCACCGTTACCGCCCGCTTGTTCTCTTCAACCGTAGAAAACGGGTACGATACCGTACAAATGGTCGCCTGCACGCACCAGAATAACCAGCCCACTAGCAGGGGCAGCACCATTCTTAGTCTGCCAAGTCACGCCAGCCGGGTGAGTAACATTACTAAGAAGGAAGAACCAGGCAATGTCTGTATCCTCAGGGAGGGAATACGCACGATTATTCACGATCTGAACAGTCTCCAACCGAGAAACGCGCTGCTCAAATGGTAGAACGCCCTTCACCCACGATTTCGTGTCCTGAACAACCCAATCAGAGGGCGCATGATCGTAAGGGTTTTCTTCTGGTTCATCCTCGCTACCTGAACCTACACGGAAAATCTGATCTGTCGCGTACAAGTGCCCAATGTTGAACTTCTCAGCAGTCGCAAACACGGCATCAATATTGTCTTTAGTGACACCATGAATAACATGCCAAAACCGCCACGAAGGCATAGTCTTATAGTGGTCTGGGTGAATAAACTTCGTTTCCGGGTCAATATATTTCGACGCGGACGACTCATAAGTGATAGCCACATCACAGGCATTCATCATCTCAGGCACGGTATTAGAACCAGGATTAATAACGATCAAAACATCCTGCCCAAGTTCCTGCTTTAGACGCAGATACAGGCGCTTGTACCAGGGGATAACCTTCTTCTGACTATCAGACCAACCGTTAGGTGCCTCGTCAATAAAAATTGCAACCTTTTTGATCTTATCTTCGCCCTTGTACCATGCAACAATATTCTTTGCCTGCTGCACGATCCTGTCAAAGGTCGCACGCTCGACCTTATCCATTGTCACGTTCAGATTTTTGCGCACCTCTTCACGATACGCTGCGTCTGCTTCCTCAGCCATAGCACCGAAACGTGAAGACAAGTAGAAAGCGCACCATTTCGCGCCAGCAGCCTCAGCGAGCATACCCTGCTTCAGAAAGTTATCGTCTACAGCATCTCCCCATTCACCAGATGCCTTATCCAGGACAACGATACCGAGAGAGGAACCAGTATTTAGCAGCTTGCGCCACTCTGACCCTTTCTGTGTGTTCTCGTTCCAGAAGTCAGGCCACCAATATGATGTAGCAGATATATTCCGGTCAGCAAACCCATAATTTTTATCACCAACACCAAGCTCACGCACAGTATTAGCGACAATATTAGGTATTTTTGAATTATAATCACGGGCTATATCAGTCTTAGCGGCATCTATCTTACCGTCAATCGTCTGATCTACAGAGCCCAGCGTCTCAGACACGATACTAGTCCGTGCCTGTTCGATACCTTCACTGATTTTCGTGTCAATAGTGCTACCGACAGACTCGGTTGCAGCCTTTACAATGTCGCCCTTAGCCTGCGTGATACCATCGCTAATCTTCGCAGGCAGGGCGCTAGTCACAGACTCAGTAGCCGCCTGCACAATACCAGGCTTAGCCGCCTCAATCTTAGAATCAATCTCAGAGCCAGCGGTGCGGAGAATATTCCCCTTCAACACCTGCGACTTAGACTCAAAAGCCGACTCAATCTTAGTGGTAACAACAGACTCTATCTTCCCGTCAATAGACGAATTGACAGACTGCACCACCTCATCCTTGATAGACGCAGATTTTTCTGTAATTACAGAAGAAACCTTAGCCTCAATCGTAGGGGTCACACGCTCGTCAATCTGACGGGTAATCTCACTACCAGCCGCCGCCTGCACAGCCGTAGGCAACTTCTCAGACAGCTGCGACTCAACCACAGTAGCCGTCTGAGACTGAATCATCCCAGGCACAGTAGCCTGAATACGCCCATCAGCCACCGCCCCAGCATGCTCACGCACACCAGACTCAACAGCCGCAGGGATAGTTGTAGACACAACCGGCGCAATAGCATCAGCCACAGCAGACTGCACACTATCTTTAGCCGCCTGCACAGCCTCAGATTTCACCCCAGCAACCTTATCGGTTGCGGCTTGCTCTGCCGCCTGCACAGCAGCAGACCGAATCTCAGTCTTTGCCTCGGTCACCTTCTCGGTAGCCACCTGCTCAGCAACCGCACGAGCAGACGCAAGTGGGCGACCCGTAAGCGCCCCGCTCTCGTCCG